CGGGGTGGTGCGCGATGGCGGAGTCCCGATGCCCATCCAACGACGGCTCGTGCGGCCGGTCGCTGCTCAGGACCGACGCGACCTCTGCTGGGAGACTCGCGGCCAGCCCACGCCCCGGGTCCTGCGCGTACGCGTTGCGTATCCACTCGTCGCCGGCGTTCCGGTGCATCGCGCCCACCAACTGATTGAACGCGTCCGGGCCGGTGGTCCCTCCAGAAGCGCCAGGGTGCAGTTCGCTGTAGCCCCATGTCATCACTCCTGCGTGCGGTGGAAAATCTCTACGGGGCAAACGTCGGGCAAATCAAATGGCCGCTGAACTCATTGAAGGACCCGATGTTATAATGGTTGTTCGCTTCCATGAAAGTGCTTGCACTGTTAGTACGGAAAAACGGCCTGACGCAATCGTCTGAAGCCAATTGAACTTCAGTATGGAATGACATAGTTATGAACCTCTGGCCGGTGTTGGAGACGTCGTAAAAGTCGACTTGGTTGGCCTCAGCGTTCATGACCCAACTCCCACCGCTACCAGTGGCTGCAACACTAGACAATGTGGGTCCTGTCCTAAGTTTCATGTGGATCGACCCGTCTGTAGCGTCGTCAGTTCCTACGTAAAACAGGGCACGGAAACTGAAGCTGTACACACCCGTGTGAGGTACAGCGAAGTGACAATCCGAACTTGTGAAATACCCACTCCCGACATTGTGCACGATTGTGTTGAACTTCATTGGTGTGTCTGTATTAGCCGCGATAGGAAAGCGCCGGGAATTACAACAAGCTCTGAATGCTACTTTCTTGATCGGAACCGGTTGCCAAAAGCCAGTAGAGCCAGTAGAGTACTCATGCATCAACACCGACTCAGCTTGGATGACACTTGGTAGAGTCACGTCGCTCAGCATACCTAAAGACTGCACTGGTAACGCTACCTGTTTCCAAGAGCCTTCAAGATTAGGGCTATCCCAGACCCAAGTCAACACTTGTCCATTGTTTGACGATCCTAAAGTTGGTAGGGTCACGTCGCGCAACGAATTCAACTCCGGGACCTTTGCAATCCACTGATCTGCGCTATAATTAATGGTGTAGTCATCGAACGAGTGCGACCCAGCAGACCCAACTAAGGTCAACACGGATCCTGGTGGGTTGATGTTAACGTCACCACCCGTAGAGGGCTGTGCTATGGCGACATCGGTCAAGCTACGCAGCAACGTTGCACCTCCCGTCGTCAGCGGCACCCATCCGCTGTCAGTCCCGTCCTTGTTCACAAGCACCGTGTAATCCGTCGCGTCGTTGGCGTTGTTGAACTCCACACGCACCATGCCCTTCCCGGTGTCCGCGTCCACGGGCCGGTCGCTGCTTGTACCCGTCGTGCGCGCATCCAGGGGTCCGGTGAACCTCCCGTAGAGCGGGATGTTGAAGTTCGCGCTCATTTGCTCACCCTCTCAGATTAAGGTGTGTATTCACCCCACCCGATTTTGACGTCGTTCTGGCGAAGCGTGGCGCTGAAGGGGCCCAGGGTCACACCCGTCACGCTGGTGTAGTTACCTGTAGGCTCCGTTCCGACGCTGTACGTCACACCATTCGCCGTCTCCCACGCTCCAAACACTTTGACGACGACGGTCAGCTGCCCTACCGCACCCATCACTTTCCCATTCGTCAGACTCGTGACGGTTGCATCGTACCCTTGCGCGGGCAGCCACACCTTGTAGCTCGCACTCTTTGTGTTGGCGCCCCACGTCACCGCCACCCGGTTCAGAGCCAGCGACGTGATCCTGGTCCCACTCGTGTTTTCGACCCACTGCGAGCCATCCCACTCAAAGTAGGGCATGTAGTTGCTGACCGTCACGGGCGGGAAGGCGGTCGGCGTCAATGTGAAGTTTTGTTGGTTGAATGAGAGGTCACGGTAAAGTGTGGTCGTACCCCCCAAGTTGTCGGTGTAAGTCGCCTCATTGGTCCCTGTGTAGAGGAACGTGACCGTCACGTTTACAACGGGCGTACTCGTGACGGTTGTGCCCAGAGTGGTCGATGCGGTAACTACAGTGTTTACTATCGTGGTGGTTGGTAAAGTACCACCACTCGAAACCCCGCCGTAATTTGTTGTGGTATCATTAGAACCATTAGTAATCGATGTGGTGGAGAAATTCGCCGATGTGAACCGCCTTCTGTCCTGCTGGTACCACGTCGTGTTGCTACCACCGACCTGTGTACTGGCGGCGGCGGTCGACACATTATTCCCACTTCCGGACTGGAGTGTTATCGACCCACTTTTAGCCACGGCGTTCCCTAGCGTCCGGACTAACTTACCTAGAAACGTGTGACTCTCACCGACTTTTAATTGCACCGAAGCGGCGTCCCACGTAAGACTCACAGTCGGGCCCGTCCACTCGAACGTGATCGCTTGCGGCGCAACGAACCACTTCCCGGTCATGTGGATGAACAGCTCCTTCTCCAGCCGCGTCCGGTCCCAGCTCAGGACTTCGGTGGTGGTAGCTGCAGTGGTGGTCTGGTCCTGCAACAGCGCGTCACTCGTTACGGCGGCCCACGGCAGCGCGCTCGCATCCCCTGGAGGACCCTGATCCCCCGGAGGACCCTGAAGACCCCCCTGTATAGCCACTCCACTCCCTTGCAAGGAGTTCGTCCTATCCACGCGACCCGGTGTAGCTAGCGACATTGGCACTCCGTTAGATTTAACCTATCCTCTTCACGTAGAATGTTGTGGGTACACCAACGTACGCCTGTCGATTGGGCACCAGGCTGAACATCCACAAGGCTCGGAGCTGGTCGTTCTGTTGTAACTCGATGACGTCCTGAGTTATGAAGGTGCCGTGGTGGAATCCAGATTCCTGTTGATGGGTTCCGGTACCCTCCTGTAAGTATTCCATGTACGCATCTGTAACAGTGGTAGTGCTGCCGCGCGTCATCTCTACCTTCAAAATTACACGGTTGAAGTGCGATGTCCCTGAACCTTGGTCGGCCACGTGTATCTGTATGCGGAAGAAGACCTCGTAGTGCCCGTTGGACGGAATTGTGATGTATTCCTTTGGGGTCGTAGCATCGTCCATGCTCCTCCAATAGTTAATCGGGTGCCACGGTTTGGCAGGCCATGCTATGGTGGTACCGACTGGACTGTAAATTCCACCCGTTCGAGACCTTGGGTACCTGTAAGCGGCATCGCTTGCGTTCCCCGTGCCGTTGTACACGTATGGAAGCGGAGTGAGGCGAGGAGATTCGTTCACATGAGAAATTTGATCTGGTACAGAACTTGGGAAGTCAAGCGGGATTGTCAAAGCGGACGGCACATAGTACCGGATGAAGGTGAGGCTACCGGAGGGTGCGGCGGGTGCGGCGGGGATCCAACTACTGGAAGATGCATTGTAGGTCAGCACGTGCCCGTCGGTAACACCACTCGTGCTTAGGGTTGTGTTTATACTGTTCACGTTACTTATTAGGCTAATGGAATTGGCTGTCAAACTCCCTAAGGTTGCGTTTTGCGTAGTTTGATCACTCTCGAGAGACGTTATAGCACCCTCTATTGTCGTTACACGGGAACCGTCACTCAAGTCCGCAAGTTCTGTTGCGCTGTTCTGTGGACTCGAGTACCAATACTGATTGGTTGTGGAGTACCTTAAAATGTCGTTGTTTGCTGGTGCCATCGTAGTATGTACATTCGTAAGTTCATTCATTGAGATGACATTTCGAGGGACGGGTGTTTGCGGCAGTGCCGATGCGGTCCACTTACCAGAGTTGGTGCTCGTGTCCCAGGCATACGTAAGCACCTTCGTATCGTCCGTGGCACCCCAGTTGACGGAGTCGACATCCGTGCACAAGTTGAGTTTGTTCTCAAACGTATACCACCCACCGGTAGCAGGAGGTGCCGAACCCGCGACGTAGATTAAGATGTGGTTGTTGTTCGCCACACTCGTGTTGACGTTCACGATGTGCTCGAGCCGCAGGCTACGCTGGTGCCACCCGGCGGGGGACGTTTTGTACAACATGACTTGGTTTTCAATAGGGTTCTCTTCTTCCGCTACACCGTGAACGTCACTCAAGTCTTCGATACTCGCGGTGCTCACCGACGCTGCGGATCCTCCCTGTGGAACCTGCACACTACTTTGCAAAGAGTTCGTCCGAATCACGCGACCCGGTGTGGCTAGCGACATAATTACTTTTCATGAGAATTAGTCTTGAACGGTAGACGGCGCTCAAACGCGCGTATCAGGGCGGCGTTGCGCGCACTCTTCTCCTCGGTCTTGTAGAGCAAGTGCCGGTAGTGGACGACCCACATGACGCCGATGAGGACCATCACCACCTCAATTGCTCCCACTCTCCCAGCGCTCCCACTCATTGTCATCCTGTAAGAAAGTTGCAGGCGCGGATTGGGTACTGGCGTCCGACTCGTCGCTGGTCTCGTACTCGATCTCCCACTCCATGCTCTTAATCAACGTGTCCACCTTCTTGTCGAGCTGCTCAACGAGTCGCACGAGGTGGCTCATTGCTGCGAGGATCGCGAGCCGGTCCCCCATTCTCCCCTTGACCAGAAGAAACCAGGCCGTTCTTGGCCCACTGCGCCTCCCGGACCTTGGCCATACGCGCCTTCGCCTCCTCGGACCCCTTAGGCGGCCCACTGTACTTGCGCTTCTTCGGTGCTTCCATGGCACTTGTAGCGTCAGAAGAAACTAGATCACTGGGTGCTTACAACAGCCGTAGTTCACACCCTTAATTTGGCGGCACGGGCGCTCGCATTCGTCGCACACACACTCCTCGCACCCGTCGCCGTCACAGAAGGGGCATTGCTCGTCCCACGGCGGCGGTTTGCGACGCTCGAACTGCAACACGAGCCGCTGCTGCTCGGCGCCGTCCATGAGGTCCGAGCGGTCGATCACCTCCTGCACTCCACCAATGCGGCACACGTAGCACAGGCGGTCGTCCTCGATGACCCAATCCAAGACCTCCTCGATGCAAATGCTGTCCTCGCTCATCGTGTCCTCGTCATCGAGCTCCTCGTCCGACATTTCTACTAACTACTGGAAAATTTCCGCTTTCTCGGCGCGTAGACGCACTGTGTCGTCGCATGCCCGACGGAGGTGGTGCGCCGTAGTTCGTCGTACAGGTGGCCACCGGGTGCCCAATCGTACGGTGCGGTGATCTGCTGCTGGCACGCGTGCATGTACTCCTTGGCCTGGCGCAGCTCGTTCAGGACGATCTGTGGCGGCAACGTCGGCGCGTCGCGTATCGTGCCTTTGAACCAGTACGGAAACCGTCCGCTCTCCATCAGGCACCCTCGCAACCACTTGCGCTCGTACACGTGTGCGTGCAGATCGACAGTACTGTTAGGGTCGCTGAACCGCCACGGATCGCGCCAGTTGCGGCACGTGGTCTCAAAATTGTACCAACACACATCTTTAAACAGTTGCGACAGGCGCTCGAACTCCTCACGCGCGTCCCGGTACTCCCGCTCAAACCGCTGGGTGTACCAATTCAGCGTCTTCTCCTCACGTGTTGTCATTGACCACTATCAGTGTGGCTCCCCCCACTGTCAGAAAGTACAGCATCTTGTGGCAGCTCATGATCCGCACGCACGGACACCTCAATGTTTTGTACGCGGCGACGACCAGGAGTGCAGCCGCAATGACCTGACGATGGTTCTTATCGATCCCTTTGAGCATGACGACATGACTTTAGGATTTTAGCTCTCTCCCCCGCCCCTAGCTTCAGCCACTCCACGACATTGGCGTCATGGCGGTGCAGCTGCCACGTCTCGAGGCACGCGTCCTTGCAGAAGTAGAAGCGCATCGGGGACTCGAGCACTTGGACCATCGACCGGAACCGGTGCGGGCCCGACGAGCACCAGTGACACCGCCGCTTCGGCACGCGCTGCATGTGCTCCGGCTGCCATGTCTTGAGGCGCTTGGAAACGAACATGCTTGCTTTGTGACAGGTGCTCGCTTATCGAAGTACCAATGCAGCCGCGTAACCACCGACCACCCCGTACATCCATGCACAACCGTACGCCATGAACCCATCAAAAGTCATCGGGATGAGCTCACGTCCGCCGTCTTGAGCACGGGTCACTGCATGTACTACACCACCAGCCAGAGCGTAGTGTACGTAGGGTGGAAATGCAGGAAATGCAGCCTGTTGCTTAGCAACCACCACCGCAGCTCCACCTGCCATAGAGGCCCACGCAATTGTCTGGCACGGAATCTGGGACATGATCGTCATTTCTCAAAACAGCACATAGAAAAATTTCCACTCAGACTTGTGCGATGGAGGTGTGCGTCCCCGCGTTCCTCGCTGGCGGCCTCTTCACGGTCTACTGTCTCATGCTCGTGACACTCTGCCTGCGCTTTTCTGAAGCAAGAGCACATGGCGTGCCCCGAGATGGACGTGATGCGGCAGCAGGTGTGCAACCGTTTGCGCGGCAGCGTCAATACGTGGCAATGGAATCTGCAGGCCAGGTATGGCGACCCGAGGGTGTACGAGATGCAGATCCAGGAACTCAACCGGCGCGATGCGGCGCTGGCTCACGACCTGAGTCGCCGGTCTTCTGCAAACCACGAGGAGACGTACGACCAGCGGACTCAGAAAGCAAAGGATGCGCACTCGAAACGCATCTCTACGGCGATAAAGTCTGAGCGCACTACACGACGCGGTCGGAAAAGTTCAGGTAAACTCCCTGAATCGGCGGCGGCCCAGCCTCGTACGTAGCGACCTCCTGGTGTGCTGCCTCGCGCGCTTGGGTAAGGAACCGGACGTCCTTGGCACTGAGGTCTTGCATGTTCAGGTCCTGGTACTTATCCGCCTCCGGGACCGTACGCTGCACTGTGCGAATCGCCTGCGTCGTCGGCCCAGGGTTCGCCGGTTCCGCTGTGTCGTTGTACGTCTTAACCTTCTGCTCTAATTGCTGTCCGATCTGCATGTTCTTATTAACCAGATACCCCGCGGCAAGACCGAGTGCGACGACCCATGCCGACATTTGCTCAGGGCTCAGAAAAGGGAGTCGTGTGGCGGTAGAGGAAATAGGCGAAGTGATTGATGGTACACGTCTGTAGGAACGCACGCCCCATGATCGACCGACCGTCCTCGAGCAGCTTGCGGTACAGCCACTCAATGTCCTCGACGTTGCTCTCAACCCACCGTGCGCGATCGCGCTGCATGTTCTTTGGAATGTCGTCGACGGCGTCGTCCTCGCTGTCCTCGCGGTAGTCCGGGTCGAAATCGTCGTCCGAGTAGTCCATTCCGAGCTCCACCAAGTCTGGGTTCTGACTGCGCGTCGAGGGCATCTCTCAGCTCAACTGGTTGGAATAAGTGTCCAGGTAGTACATTGTCAGTAGCAACGTGTCGGCGAGGTCGTCCTGCTTGTTGCTCTTTTTAAAAGCCTCGACGAGCCCGGGTGCGAACACGTCCGGCTGTGCTAGTACAAAATCTTTGGCCCACTCGACGGCCTTCGCCTTGTTTGCCCGGTAGTTGCGCATGCTCAGGTTGTAGTGCATCTTGACACACCGTGGCGCGATCACGTGGCAGCGCTCGAAGAAAAGGCACTGGAACACCGACTCGATGATGCGCATGTTGCACCGCATCTGGCGCTCGACGAGGACGACCGACGCCTGCTCAAAGAGGGCGTGGTGCCGGTGCACAAAGTCGCGGACGTACTGCACGTTGTGCGCAGGAACGTAACGCCCGCTTGGGACTAGGGTGACGTTATCCCAGTGCACGATGCGACTGGTCACAAAATCGTATGCGCACAGAGCAAGGTTTTTAATGCCCACGTCTATGGACACCACGAGCGACATACTTACACACACACTTAGAAGTTTTTCACTTGGCGGACGTCAGGTTGGCCGATTTGGCGTCTAACTCCATCACGTCCCGCACACAACTCACACCACAGCAGTTAATCTTCCTGCACCGACTCTTCAAAAAGTACGTGAGCATGACGCCGATGCAGCCCGTGAAGGCCGCCATCACCGTCAGTAGCCACGCGCTGTGCTTCTCCAGGAAATCCGGCGAAGGACACGCGGCGCGCACACACTCGATCGGGCACTCAACCGACATTTAAACGACGGTTGGATTAAGCGAAACTGAGCAACGCGCGGCCGTCCTTGATCTGCAGCCAGTTGTAGTACAGCGCGTAGACGTCGACGCGGAACCCGTTGGTCGCCTTGGGCATGGTCGTACTGGCCTCGTTTGCACACGCTGCCGTCCACGCAGGGTCCAGGTTGATTGTGAGCTTGGCGTGCGACACCTTCGAAAAGTTGACCGCACCCGACGGGTTGGAGCCCTCGGGGTTAAGCGAGAAGGGGTACACGAGGATGTTCTTGGACCCGTGCATGCCGTACGCCTGCTCTATTGAACTAGTTGTGGCGCTACCGTACATCTGACGCTGCGTGGAGTCACTGTTGGAGTGCAGCGTCGGCAGCAGACGCGTTCGGAGGTAGTCGATGTCGATACCCTTGTTGAGACTCGGGTGCCGCTCCTGCCCGTTGAGCGTGAGCTGGATACTGTCGACCTTGCACGTCCCTTGCTTGAAGTTAGAGTCGGTGACCGAAGTTCGGACTACTTCACAGAGACGATCGTAGTTAGGGTTCGTCCCGTCGCCGTGGTAGAAGAAGAACCCCTTGCCCTGAACGTCGTTGTCGACCAAACCTGCTCCACTTTGCCCGGTCACCTTGTCGTTGAGGTCCGCCTCCGCACGGATCGTGATGATCAGCGTGCTCACCGGGTGTAGGAACGACAGGTTGAGGTCCATCTTTGACGAGATGTTCGTAAAGGTCTCGGTCTGGTGCTGGTACATCTTGAGCAGGCGCACGTGCTCCTTGTTCATGAGCGTCTGTGCCTCCGGACCCGTCACGTGCACGTAGTGGCAGAAGAGCTCGAACTTGCTCGGGTTGCCGATGGTCGGCTTGGCGATGCTCTGGATCTTAGTTTCGCTGGTATCCAAAACTCCACCGAGCTGGATCAGTGAGTCCAGCTGGCGCAACTTGATCGAGATGCGGATGTCGTTACACCCGGCGACCGCGGCAAGAGGGAAGTACTGCGACACGTGCTTCGTGAAGAAGAGGCCGAGTGGGATGATCAGCGTACGGTCCTCTGCCTCGAGCGGCCCACGAGTGGTGACCGTTGTACCGTTGGTAGTGGCGTAAGATAGTGCAATCAACCGGGTGTAGTCTTGCTGAACGTTTTTGTTCAAACCTTTGCCGGGCAATTCGTTTGTGGTTACAGCTGAAGCGTTTGTGCCCGTCAAGCTCGCGGGCACGTTGAACGCCCTACGCCCAGTCTTCTGGATCGACTCGAACCCGAGCCGCATCTCGTCCGACGTCATCAGCTCGTTGCGGATCTGCAGCTCCTCACCGGTGAGCGTCTCAATGTCGTTCGACCCGACCGAGAACGTGATCTTCTCAATCATCGCGAACCCAAGCTCGTCGACCCACTGTGAGTAGACACGCGACGTTTCTAAACCAGTGCCGCTCGCATCCACCGTGATACCGTTCGCTGTGGGTGCCGGGATCGTCACGCGGAGGTCGCACGGGCCAAGCAGGTCCGCGGCCTTGGGGATGATGAACTGCATCGTCGACCCCCACGCGGCGTTGTTCTGCGAGTCCACGGTCTTGTACTCCACTTGGAAGTTGCTCGTGCGCACGTACCCGACGTTAGTAAAGTACGATCGGGTATTGTCGTAGAGGAGCGCGTCCTGAGGGCCTTGGTTGATCTGCAGCTGCGGCATGCTTTACTACACTCCTAGAAATTAAGCGACGTAACAAGCCATGAAATTCACACTGCTTTCGCGTAGTTGTTCACGCTACCTGATGAGCGACGAGAGCGACCCCTGGGGAACGCACCTGCTCGCGCTCGAAATCATACTTTAGCTTCTGGTACACCGCCGCCCTACTCGGAAGCGGTCTTGGTTGCCCCAGCCCCGCTTGCAGGCTCTGGTCCTTCAGCAGTGTGTTCTTCGGATTGTCCACGAACATCTCCGTCGGGCCGCAGTACCTCGACTGGCACGCTCCCGCCGACTGCGACGCTAGTGTCTTTGCCGGCGTCGGGTACCCGTAGATCACCGCCGCCGTTGCCAACCCCAGCGCCAGCATCGGCATGCTCATGTACGCTTTGGTCGCCAAGCTGTATTGACCCGGGTTCATGATGTTGTTTTACTTTGGAAAGTTGTTCAAAAAGTGCTCTGATCTGATCTGTTTCCTTGCGCATCTCCTCCACTTGCTTCCGGGCTAACGACGCCTCGCGCTCGAGGTCTGCGTACTTCTTCTTTTCTTTTTGACGGAACGCGTAAGCGCGCTGGAAGAGCTCGTCGCCACGGCTCGGGAGCGCACCCACGGGCTCGCCGTACTGGCGGTGCAGCGACTCGAGGTAACCGTTACTGTGTGGCTTCTGTGAGCGGAAGAAGGGGTCTGGGCGTCGCATTTGGTTGAGTGTCAGAATTAAGTGGCAGCGCCGGTAAGCAGCGGGTAATCTACACCGGGTGCGTCCGCCACAGCTTTGGAGGCCGGGCGTGCCAGGTAAGCTCCGGTCGCGGCGGCGGCGGTGGCGGGTAGGATGCTCGGACCCGGGACCATGCGCCACGTGGGTGCAGCCTCGTCCGCACGCCGCTGGCGCTGCCTACGCTCCAGGTCCTTTTTGGAGTCCTTGGCATCCAGCTCCGCCCTCTGCTCCTTGACCTCGGCGGTCTTCTCCTTCTCCCGAAACTCCTGTGTAGGCAAGTCCGGCTGCTCCCGACCCTTCAAGAAGTCCTCGATGCGGATCCGCAGGTTGCGCGCCTCCTCGATGTCGAGCTCCTCAGCCTCGGTCGTCGGTTGCACGGGTGCGCTCGGTGGCACGGCAATTCCGGCGGTGTAGGCGTTGGCGTCGGTCGCGAGCACACCGGGCTGCCGGTCCTCGGGCTCCGTGTCGTACTGGCACAGGCGGTTGGGCATCTGGTGGCCGAAATCCGAGCGTGCCACGACGTCGTTCGTCGCAAAGTGCGCTGGGAGGCACACCGCGTCCGACATCGGCCGACCCTTAACCCAGTGCTTGAAGTACTGGAACGCCTGCTGCAGATCCTGTGGCCCGAACTCCGCGAGCAGCTGCATCTGTGTGTCCTTGTCGTGCGCCGACTGCTTCTGCTCGCGTAGGTACTCCCTCACGCCCGGGAGGTGCGTCAGCGAGGCGCGGCCCCACGGTGTGTGCTTCCAACCGACACGCGGCTGCCCGACCTTGGACCCGCCGTTGACATCCTCGGACTCTGGCGAGCGGAACACCCACCGGCGCACCGGCTTCCCCTCCGCGTTCTCGTACAGCTGCTCCTTTGCCGTGTCGTTGGCCTCGTGGTTCCCCTGCAACCACTGCTCGAACTCCGCCTTCAGACACTCGTCCGCCTCCTCCTTGTAATCCGCCACGACCTTGTCGAGGTACACGCCCTTCTCCACACTGTCCAACCCCTCAGTGTCGTACTTGTACCGATCCGACTGAATCGCTCGCTTTAAGTACTCTGCCTCGTAGCGCGGCCACGACGTCGTCTTAGCGGCCTCGCTTAAAGTGCCGACGCTGCCTCCACCTGTCGTTCCCGTCGCAGTTCCGTCGGCGGGAAGTGCGCCACGTGCGTTCCATCCCCACGTCATTTAGCATCCTATGAGAAATTCTCGTGTGTAATTTTCTCACTGACAAGACACCACTCACAATGGACACGCAACAGGGCACTCCGGCGTGGTTCAGCGCGCGCAAGGGCAAGCTCACCGCCTCGAGGTTTGGCGCGGCCGCCGGGATCTGCCCCTACAACAGTCGCGCCAAAGCTCTGCGCCTCGCACTCGGCCAGGAGAAGTGGTCCGGCAACGTCGAGGCGTGTCGCTGGGGCACGATCAACGAGAAGAACGCAATCAAGGACTACATGGTGCGCACGGGCAACGTCGTCAAGAGCAAGGGCTTCTACGAACACCCGGACTACCCCTGGCTCGGTGGCTCGCCCGACGGTCTGATCGGCGACGAGGGTATGATCGAGGTCAAGTGTCCCTTCGTCAACAAAGTGTGCCACACTAAGATCCCACCGGTCTACTACTGCCAGATCAACGGGCTCCTGGAAATCCTGGACCGCCAGTGGTGCGACTACATCAGCTGGACACCGACGG